TGGCTCCCGACATTGATCCGCTTCCCGGATTTCAATGTCCGCACATGCGCCTTGATGGTCTGCATCACCGTCCCGAACTGGCCTTTCCTGGCCCCGAAATGATGGGTGGCGGCGTATTTGGACCCTGCGGTCAGCGTGACCCCGTCTCGGTCAGCCTGGTACGTGATGCGCTTCATGATCCCGGACACCACCAGGACCTGGCCCGGCCATTTGTTTTTTTTAGCCCGCCGCGCTTTGGTCTGTGCCGAAAGGTCGGCCCACTTCTGCGGCCGTCCGCCCACTTCGAAATTCCGCTGGATGCTGGCCTGGACCGTTTCGCCGATGAGCTTCATGGCCGGCGTCAGGTTGTTGAACCGCGCCTGGATCCCCTTGAGCAGATCCCTGACGCCCTGGTCGTCTATGGAGATATGGAGCTCAACCGGCATTTTTCAGCCTTTCCAGAGCCGGCCCGACGGCCTTTTCCAGGACGCTTTTCAATTCCTGCGAATATCCGTCCAGGGTCGGAGCCCAGTCTTTGGCCGCCAGGTTGCCGCTCCAGTCCGGATCCGGCATCAGGAGCCTGGCCGGCATCGTGTTACCGGTCACGGGATCGATCGGCTCAACCAGCCCCCCTGTGGGATCTTCGGAATCCACCTTCCAGCCGTTCCGGCGCAGCTCCCGCTCTGAAACCGTCGTCACCGTGCACCTGCAGTTGAACCCATTTGGCGGATACCAGGTGTCCCACACCGCATGATCGGCCGGGAATATCTTGCCGTGCATCGCCGCATGGGCCGGGCGGGTCGAGCCGTCCATGACCGCCACATACCGCCAGTAAGGCCGGTATGCCAAAACAGCCGGGTCGGTCATCTGCCGGTACCGCCCGAACTGGAAGGCGCTTTGAAGATTAGTCCTGTAAATGGTCTCGATCCGCCAGGGGTGCATGGGCTCAAACCCGTGCCGGGACAGCGTTTCATCAAATTTGTTCCTGAATCCCTCCAGGGATTCCCCTTCAGTCTGCGCCCTCACCAGCTCGGCCTGGATCTCGGCCAGAAGGTCGGCCTTGGTAATCCCGGAAACCGTGACCGCCCGTGCCCGGAAATAGTCCAGGGCTTCGGCGAAGGGTTTGCCGGGTCCCCACTTGGCCTCGGCAAAATCCGGGGACGCCCCTGCGGATTCTTTGCCCAGCCGGTCCGCATCCATCAGGATCCGGGTCATCTGTATGACCATCGGCCCGTCGTCAAGCGCGTCGAACAAGGGGATCAATCGTTTTTCAGCAACCGCAAAGGATTCGGCGTCATCGATCCATTTTTTCAGCGCTTTGGAATACCCTTCAAAAACCGGCGCAACCTCGGCGATCGCCCGATCCGCCAGCCGGTCCAGGCGGTCCTGCCCGGAAACCGCCAATCGCTCGGCAAGGTCTCCTTCGGCGAACAAATTCCCGGCAGACTGTCGCTGCATCGGGTCACTTGAAGGCGTCGGGCCGGTCAATTCGAATTCGTCCTCTTCCAGGTTGTAACGTCTCTGGTAATAGGTTTTGGACAGACGGAGGCCCTGATCGGTCAACGTTTTATCACGTTCGGCCAGGTCCATCTGAACGTCCTCTTCCTCATGCCATCCGAACTCCGGCGCGGCGGTCTCCGACCCGAAATTCAGGTCCGTTATCCATCGTAAAAGCTGGTTTAAAGCAGATGCCACCATGCGCTGGTCCTGGCCGGCCAGGTCGTTTCTCACATCCACCTGGGCGTCCTCGCCTCCCAGGCGGCCGGGCGTACCTTCCGTGGTCGCCGTCTGGCCCATGATCGCCTTAGAGCACTCCTTGTTCGCCGCCTCGATGAGCTTTTCGTAAACATCCGCGCTGGCCGTTTTACCGCCGCTCTCCTTGAGCTCAACGGATTCGTCGTCATTGATGACGGCGCAGGCGTCCTGCACCATGCTGGCCAGGCGGGTCAGCAGGGCGGCGCGCTCTGTTTCGTTGGTGCTCCGGGGCACTCTGCCCACCACCCAGGGCATGCCGTATTTTTCCGTAAAAATGGCCCAGTACTTGAACCCGCCCTTCTTGAACACCACCGGCCAGAAACAGCGGGCCATCACCCGGTCCCCGTACGGGTTGTAATAGCTGCTGTGATGCCGGGGCAGCAGGAATTTATAATCCGGTATGGGTTCGCCTTCGATCATATTGTCCCGGCTCTTGAACTTGAGGCGGTTTTCAACGTCGAATTGAAACCACTCCGGGGGGCGGCCGACAACATCCGTCGGGATCCACTTTCCGCCCGTCGATTCCCACATCACTTCGATGGGGCTCATGCCGTAAAACGGGGCGTCCAGAATATCGGTGATCACCTGATACACATCGATCCGGTTCAGCGCCTGTTCAGCCAGAAGCATCACCTGTCGGTTCATTTTTTTCAGGTTTCCGGCCGGTTCCTTGATGTCCCACTCCCTGGCCAGGGTGGCGGATTTACGGTTGATGTAGCACGATCCCACATGGGCGTCGGATAAAAGCTGCCGGTAAACGCTGATGTCCTGCCCGATCTTTTGCAGCACCGGGTCGGGGTCCGGCAGAAACGCATACAGCCCGAACCAGTCGAGGGACCGTGACCGGGACGCCACTTCCCTGGACAGCAGTGTCCGGTCATCGGAGATGTCGATCGCCTGCGTCTCGTTTATCCAGATTTTTTTCGCCATAGGGTTGACCTGTATTTTCAGTATAATTTAAACGCTGCACGGCCCATGAACGCCTCTGTTTCCCGGACCATCCGCCGCGAACCAGGGGAGGAGGACACCACCGGCATGGACGCCGGGTTGCTCGCCGCATGAATGGCAAGGGCCAGCGCCCAGAAGCGGTCTGCATGGCCGTCCGACGTGCTTTCCGCGTCAAACCGGATATTCCCGGCAGCCGTTGTGGTTTTCCGGATGGACCGCAGATCGGCCCGGATTTTGTCGTTGTAGGGGATCCGCACGGACTTATCCTCAGCCGCCGCCCTCACAGGGTAGGCCAGGGCCTCTTTCACAGGCCCGGTAAACCGCACTGCCTCAACGCGGTAAGTCCCGAATTTCTCCTTCGCCCGCTCGGCAAGCTGCATGCCCAGGCCGGTGTCGTCCATGCAGCACCGGCGCATGGCGGGAAGGCCCAGCACATCGTAAAGAACTGCCTCCTGTGCGGAGAAAGTCTGGTTTTGAATACAGATCACGGCCCTGGTGAACAGCATGGAGCCGATCCGCTCCAGCACCCAGATCACGGTGAGATCGTTTTTTCGGCCGACGTCAACCCCGACATACAGCTCGGACAACCGGCGGCCGTCCGGCATCACGCCGTTTGAATCCATTTCCCAGGCTTCGGCCGCCCGGTATTCGCACCCGGCGATAAGGTCATAAGACAGAAACGCCCCTTCATCGTCCGCCGGCAGGCACATATATTCCTGGAGAAACTGCTCTTCAGACGCGCATCCGGCCTTGATAAAATCGAAATACCCGGCTTCATCCAAGCCCATGATGGGGTCGTCCTGTGAAATCACCGATTGCAGCTTCCACAGGAACCCGTGGTCCAGGGCGTTCTGAAGGGTCACGGTATGGAGCGAAAACCCCTTGGGGTTCCCCCGGTGGCGGGCCTCCTCCACCAGTTCATTGAAAAAATTATGAGTCCCCCGGTGAGTGGAGATGATTTCGAGCTGGCCGCCCCAGGTGATGCCGGGGTAGGCGATGGTGTACAATTTTCTCGGGTCCGGATGCAGGGCGAATTCGTCCAGGACCCGGCCCCCGCGCTTGCCTGCCTGGGCATCCGGGTTTGAGCTCATGGAGTGGATCCGGCGGCCGTTGGCGAACTGAAGCACATAAGCGGAAAGCCTCGATCGTTCTTCGATGATCATCAGGCCCAGATCCTTCATGCCGGCATCCAGCATGTTCCCGAATTTCTTGCAGTCTTCGATAAAAAGCCTGGCCTGGATTTCATCACGGGAGGACACCCATTGATCGAAACGCGCGTCCCGGGGCGCCGTCCGTTCCACCGCGCCGTAGGCCGTGGACCAGGAAAGGCCGATCTGGCGGCCTTTTTCCATGAGCTTCAATCGGCTCTGGTCCTCGATCCAGGCGTCCTGGTATTCCAGGAACAGCCTGTCCGGGTTTTTGGGTTTTATTTTCGCGTTTCCAGCCATCCGTCACCTTGGCCTTTTTTATAAAAACCGTTTCCTGAATTCCTTGATGGTGTCCGCGTCGGCGATGTTTGAAAGCGTGTCCACCGCCTCTTTTTTCGTGGTTTCCCGTTCCTGTTTCCGAATCTTTTCTTCCAGCATCTGGTTTTCGGAGGCGGCCCGTTCCAGCCGGTAAACGGACACGGCCAGGCTTTTCAGCAATTTCGGATCAATGTCCTCATCTACGGATTCATGGGCGTTCATCGCCGCCCGGAAGGCCAGGGTCCGGACCATTTCGTTCAACAGCTTGCCGACTTCCCCCTGAGGTTCGGCCCCGAGTTTGCCGATCCACATCTGGGCGATTTCGCGGGTCTCCCGGAGCTTCTTGCCGACCTCTTCCATGCGAACGGCATAGCGGTTTACCGCGGACTTGGAGAGCCTGTCCGGATGCCCTTCGTCTTCGAGGATCGCGTTGATCCGGGCGGTGGCTTCCAACTGGGTCACGCGGGGATCCCGGAGCAGCTCCTGAAGCTGGATCCGGACGTCATCCGGAAGACGGTCGATAGTGGATGGTTGTTTGCCCATGATCAATCCCTCGGCCTCG